TCATGGGCACCAATGATCTCAGGGGCTTTCGACCAAACCAAGGCCGCAGCACTTAGGCTTTCCCCCGCTTGAGGGTAAATCCGGCTGCGAATGGAGTTGCTGAGGCGCCGACCCAGTCCCGCCCCGATAACTTGAGCCCGCCAATCTCCTTTCAGCTCTTTTCCTGCCTCACGCATTGCCCCGGTGACGGCTTTCTCCCCGGCCTTGATTTCCGCCGCCATCGCCGCAACCAGGTCTGGGGTGATATCTACGGAGAGTTTCATGCGGGGGTGAGCTCCAAGGTCCAGATCAAACGCTCCCGGTCCCGTTGTGGTTCCCCCTGAATGAGAAAGGTCTCTTCCCCGATCAGGATCTGCTCATCCGGACGCGGGGCTGGGATATCCGCCACCCGGACGTCCATCCGGGTGGTCTCCGACATAAGACGCGCCGCACCAAAGGACGAGATCTCATCCGGGCGACGCAGGATGCCACGCGCCCGGGTGAACTGCCCTTCAGCATCCCGGTGCCAAATCTCAATGGAAAGGTTGGCATCAAGGAACAGAGCTGCAGTGGCATATGCAAAGGCAGACATGCCGGCTTAGTTCGAACTATGCAGGCGGATGGCCAGCCGCGGGCGCTTGTTGACTGGCAAAATGGAGCTTTCGGTCATCAGATCAATCCAGCGCCCCTTATTGTCCATCTGCTGGCGGGCATAAAGCGGCAGGCCGACGGTGTTGGCGGTCTCGAGAAGATTGGCTGGCCCGCCATAGGTGGTGAAGGTGTCAAAGGTACCCATCGGGAAGGCAATCCCTTCGCCTGCCGGGATCAGACGTTCAGAGGTGCCATTCGAAAGGGTCACCGAGCCGTTATATTCTTCAAAGAGGATGCCCGCGAAGGGGAAGGCGCGACGCATGTCGTCGCGCAGTGGCTGACCGCCTGTGGCCGAATAGAACTTGTAGGCGTCTTCGGTCTTGGGATGGCTGATCAGCTTGTCGAAGAACTCTGAACTCACCAGGGCATGGGCTGTGGTCATGGTCTCGCCCAGAAGATTGTCCTCAATCCCACGTAGGACGGTGCGGACCTTGCCTTGAATGTTTGTACCAGCCGTGCCGAAGACGAAGTCCACCGAGATCTGCTCAAGACCAAACTCGCTGAAGTAGTTGTAGAGGGTCGTGCCTGCGCCGTCTTTGACGATGCCGCGCAGAGCGTTCATCTCCATATACTCCCGTGTCTGGGCATGTTTGCGCCGCATGAGGATAAGCTTGCGGTTCATGACCTCCACGAGTGGATCGGCTGCATCCGAGACACCCAGTGCGGGCATGCCCTGAATGTCTGCGGGAAGGATGACATCGTCATGGGGGATCCAAGGCAGAGCAAAGCTGCGCATCTCGCGGGTCTCACGATTGCCAACCGTGGCAGGAGCACCAAGAGGGACAGAGGGCAGGAGGCTTAAGACCCCCTTGCGCTGCTCAATGACGATGGAGCGTTGGGTGACACCTTCAAAGCGAAACAGGCCAATCTGGCCGAGGCGGGTGTAGAGATTGGGCAGGATATTGATGGCCTGCGTCATCTCGGCGAGCGAATAGCCGCCCGCATCAAACGGGTTGCGGGTGATGGTCATAGGGAAACTCCGGGGAATAGAGGGATGTGTGTGAGGGGCTGGGGGCGCTTAGGCGGTATCGCGAGGGATGATGCCCAGCGCGCTCAGCTGCCCGAGCTTGGTCGTGATTTTGGCGTCGTCATCAACTGTGGTGTCAAATGCGAGGGCTGACTTTGAGACAATTGCAGGCCCGCGCAACACGACGATGGCATTGACGTCTCCATCTGTGGCATCGGTTGCATAAAGTAGGACACCGGCAGCCGTTTGGGCGCCATCCGTGCCGCCAGAGGTGGCGAGTTTGTATTTGCCGCTAGCAGTGATTTTGCCCAGCACAGCGCCAACCGGGTAGCTCGTGCCGGCGAGTAAAGTGATGGTTTCTCGTGTGACGTTGGGGTTCAGCTCATATTTGAGCACATCGCCCATGGTGGGCGGTTGGGTCAGGACAGACATGGATCATCTCCACTCAGAGGATAAAAGAAAGCCCCCACCGCGTGCACGATGGGGGCTCAAGGTGGGTGCAAAGAAGGGAGGGTGAGTTAGGTCTTTGCACCAGAGGCAGATCGTTTCGCGGCCGCGACAATGGGGCTTTCTCCCGCTTGGCTTTGAACGGGAGAGGGAGGGGCGGCCACGATGTCACGAGCATCAGCGGCCGCACTGGCGCGCTCCAAGACAAGACTGCGTAAGGCGTCAGGTGTGGTGCCCTCGCGCAGGGCTTTGGCGGCATCAATGGCAATGCCGAGGCGTCCAGCCTGCGCGGCGATCTCGGTGATTTCTGCCGCTTCCTGGCGCAGCTGCGCGGAAACCTCTGCAAGAGTGCTCGGTTGCGCCGTGGTTGGTGCCTGCATGGGCGCTGCGGTAGCGGCGGGCGCGGTGTCTTCTTCCTGCACGCTTTGTTCAGCTTCCTGCTCATCTTGTTCAGTCGCGCTCTCCAGCACGGTGTCCTCGGCATCGCTGATTTCCGTATTTGCCTCAGTGGCGTCAGTTGTGGCGCTCATAGCGGCCTCCTTTGCTCTGGGATGACTGGCGCGGGGCAGCCGCGCGGTTGGGGATGGGGCAGACAGGCTTTCTCGGAAGCGCGTAAAGCCCCGGGTGAGATCGGCAACTTCATCAGCCAAGCCTGCGGTCACTGCGTCCGCCCCGCAATAGGTCGCGGCCTCGGTGGCGAGCGCGGCGTCCTGGCTCAAGCGCCCAGCGCGGCCGGCCGCGACAGTTTCAGTGAACAGAACGCGCAACACATCGATCTCACGTTGGATGTCGTCCTGTACGCTCTTGGGGAGTGGCTCGTATGGATTGCCATCGACCTTGTGAGCACCGGAGTGGATCATGGTCACGCGCACCCCGTCCTGATCCAGCTGGCCGCTCAGATCCGCATGCATCACCACCACACCGATGCTGCCGACAGCGCCGGTGCGCGGCAGCAGGATGCGATCGGCCTGTGAAGCCAGCGCGTAACCCGCCGAGAAGGCGTGCTCGGCGACAAAGGCCCAGACGGGCTTGTCGCGCCGCACTGCCCGGATCTGATCTGCCAGATCAAAAACGCCGGCGACCTCACCTCCGAAGCTGTCGATCTCGAGTGCAACCGCGCGTACGGAGGGATCGCGTGCGGCCGCCTCAATCTGTGCCGCGATCCCTTCATAGCTGGTCTGGCCTGACGACTGGCCGATCCAGCCCCCGCGATGGATGAGCACGCCCGAGATCTCGATCACGGCGATGCCGTCGATCACGGGGTAGGGCGCATCGCCATGTTGCTCGATGCTCTTGGTGAGATTCCCGGCGAGTATGCTGGCGCGTGCTGGAAGATATGCGGCGGCTTCTGTTGCGTTGTCGTGATCAGAGAGTTCGAACTGTCGTCCTAGAATCCGCGGCCCGAGCCCCGACAGAAACGCCATGGCCTTGGTGGGCTCAACGAGCAGTGGTGTGTTGAAGGCGCGCGCGGCAATGCGGGCATGGAGCATTAGAGTTGGTCCTCGTCTGGGCGCGGGCGGTCTTCCGCGTCATCGGTCTCATTGGTTGTTTCGGCTTCCTCTTCTTCGGCCGGGGTGGCCCCCACCCCCTGCGCAGGCGATCCCGGTCGGCGGAAATCGAGACCCAATGCGCGCTCACGGGTTCGCTCGGATGCAATCTCGCGATCGACCTGTTCCGCGTCATAGCCCCTCTCTGCGATGGCTTGGGTGCGGGATTTGAGACCGGCCTCAATCTGAGCGATTTCTGCATTGGCGTCTTTCAGCGGGTCGACCCAATCCCATTTCGTGGGCAGCCAATCGGCCGCCAGCATCCGTGAGCGATCGGCCTCATAGCCGGGCAGGGAGAGCGCGCGGGACAGCGCTGCCAAGTCGAGCCAGCGCTCAAAGACGGGGCGGCAAAGCTGATAGACCATCACTGAATGCTGCCAGGCCGAGACCCGGCGGCGGAATTCGATCAGTGCCAGGCGGGAGTTCGAGAAGTTCCCCTTCACCATATCATTGGTGAGATAGGGGTAGGGGATGCCCAAGGCGGCGGCGATCTGTAAGAGCGTGCGGTACTGAAACGGCTCATAGGTGGCGCCACTGTCTGCGGGTTGGCCTACGGTGACATCTTCGCCGGGATCCAGCCGCACGATCTGGCCGGGGCTGATCTCAACGCTGGCCGAAACCTCTTCTTCGTCCAAGGGTGCCAGCGGATTTTCCGGAGCGGGCGAGGTCACGAACATCGCGTACATTGCCGCGACCTTTTTGCGGTCGAGCTCTGCATCATCATATTGGTCGAGCAAGAAGAGCTTCACGATGGCGGGGGCCAGTTTCGAGACGCCGCGCAGCTGCCCGCCCTCGACAGGGTCAATCACATGGATGACTTCAGAGGCAGGGACCCGGGTGGTTTCGCCGGAAAGTCCCGGATCGGTGCTATCACCCGGATGGCGGCGCAAGAAGTGGTAGGCCACGCGTCGCCCAATCCGGTCGAATTCAATGCCCTGCCGGATCGCGTTGCCATTGGCGGCAATGCGGGTTTCATCAAGAGGGAGCATTTCTGAGGGCAGCATTTGCAGCTGGAGGGGCACCGTCAGACCGTCCTCAACCCGTCGTGGCCGGATCCGAACAAAGACTTCTCCTGCAATGAACACTTCGCGCGCGGCCCGGCGCTGCAGCCCGTAGAAATCCGTTAGCCCTTCGGCATCGGCCTCGTCGGTCCAAGCAAGCCAAAGGCGTTGAAGCTCTTCCTTCTGTGCTGCATCCGCGAGTTTCGAGATCGGCTTGATCCCGTCACCTACGGTATTGGCGGCCCAACTTTCCACGGCATTCACGGCATAGCCATTGTTGCGCACCAGCCAGCGGGCGCGAGCCGTGATGTCCGGCCCCGAAGCCGCAATCAGGGCATTCACATGCGCCCGCGTCGCTCGGAACCCGCGCAGGCGCCGATGGTGCTGTCCTGCATCGAACCCGCCAATAAAGGCCCCAATCCGCTGTCTCCAGTTCATCACAGATCCTTCACAGCATGTGGACGCAGGACACGACGAGTGCTGCGTGTAAGTTTGGCAATCCGACGTTCGACATCGCTGATCGCGGCGGCAAGCTCGGCGTCGGTCCCGTAAGTCACGGTTTTGCCGTCATAGCTGACAGACCGCGTGCCGCTGTAGCGCGCGGCCAGCAGGGCGCTGTGGCGGAGGTTCAGCTCATCAAGGGTCATGCGTCATTCCATGTATTTGGGCGTGCTGATCTTCCAGCCACGCCGCCGGGGCGATGCAACGCGTCCTGCTTGCGGTTCTTGCGATGTCTCGGGCTCAGCCGTTTGCGGTGTGACAACCGTTTCCACGCCTGCCTGCTTCTCCAACTGACGCCACATGCGTTCGTCAAAGCGGTCGGCGCCGAGGATCCATGCGGCGGCTCGAGCATAGACCCGCGTGTCGAGCGCCTCATTGCGCTCGCGCATCTTCTGCCATTCCTGGCGGGCATATCCGCGCCGGTCTCGGATGGTGACCAGTTGTTCAGCCACCAGCTGTTTTAGCCATTCGCTATCCGCCCAGTCGGGCAGGTGGATCATACCTGCTGGGTTGGGAGCTCCTGCAGCGCGCTCCTCGTCTGATGGTCGTTCAAGCCGCAGATACCGATAGGTCTCGGCTTTGAAGGTGGCTGTGGCCACAGTCCAGAGCCGGGCCCCGCGTTTGAGCTTGCGCCCATTCACGGTGGCATCGACATATGTGGGCCCAGAGACCGGCGTCGCGCGGTTGAACCCTTCCAGACCTTTGACCGGGGCGACCTGCGCGATACCTTGCGCCCGCGCCCAGGCGTAGACGGCGGCGGTTTCATAGCCGGTGTCGATTGCCAGTTTGGCTAGCGGCATGATGGCGCCGTTCTCATGCACCCAAGTTCGGCTGAGTAATTCGGTGAGTGCCTCCCAGCAGGTGGGGTCACCAGGCCCGCCCGGAATGACGATGTGATCCACAAGCCAGCTTTCCAAGCCGCGACCCCAAGCCCATACATCAACCTCTATGCGGTCCTTCTGCACATCGACCCCGGCGGTCAGGAACAATCCACCCAGTGGGATCTGTGCAGTGTAGGCCTCGCGCCGATCCGCCAGCCGCTGCCACTCTGGGGCATCGCCGCTTTCAACCCAGGTCTCGCCCAGAAGCGTGTTGCGCGCGGCGCGTAGCATTTCGTCCGAGCCTTGGGCGGCGAGCCAGTCCCGCGCGATCTGCTCCCAGCTTTTCCAGCCGATCGGGGAATAAAGCGCCGAGAGATGGAACCCGATGGTGTTCGGATCGGTGCTGACCGCCGTTCCTCGCCATTCACCCCGCTCCAGCATTTGCGTCTTGTGATGCTCGGCGATGAGGGTTTCGCACCCCTGGCAGGCATAGGCTGCCGTTTCCGGCTTTCCCTTGTCCCAGCGCAACCGTTCAAACTGTAGCCATTGCATATGACCGCAATGGGGGCAGGGCACGAAGTAGCGCCGCTGGTCGCTGGCCTCGAATTCGCGTTCGATGCGGCTCAATCCCCGGATGGTTGGGGTCGAGACCATGAACACCTTGCGCCTGTGCGCGAAGGTCGTGGTCCGCGCCTCGGCGAGACTCACGGGATCCCCTTCCTCATCGGCGGAGGCCGGATAGGCATCTACCTCATCGAGAAACACATAGCGCGCCGGCATCGAGCGTAGCCCAGTGGCCGAGTTCGCACCGGTCAGCACCAGAATGCCGCCGGGGAATTCCTTCGACAGCATCGAATTGCCTGCGTCCCGCGACCGTGCCGGCTGCACGCGCTCCTTCAGCGCCGGGCTGTCCTCAATCAACGGGTCGATACGCCCCCGCGATGTGCGCTTGGCCATCTCCACAGTCGGCAGTACCGCAAGCATGGGCCCCGGAGCATGGTGAATGACAAAGCCAATCCAGTTGTTGCCGGCTTCTGTCGCGCCGACCTGGGCGGCTTTCATGAAGCTGATCCGCTGCGCAGGATGACCTGGGCTCAGCGCATCCATAATCTCGCGCAGATAAGGAGTTCGGGCCGTTCGATATTGCCCGGGTTCAGCCGAGGCACGAGAGGACAGTTTCCTGTGCTTATCTGCCCATTCGGAAACGGTCAGGTCAGGGTCGGGCCGCATCCCACGGCGCCATGCGCGCAATATATCCTCTGCCCCATCAAAGGCGAGGTCGAGGTCTGCGGTCAGGTCCACAGTCGGAGACAGATTGTCATTCATGCCCTGTTTCCCGTTTCCTTCCGGGGCGTTTCAGGGCTCTATATGAGGGCTAAAATGGATCTTCGATTTGCACACCAGTTGGCTCAAAGTCACTCACATTGCCCGTGACGACTGTCGCGCCATGGACAAGCGCAGTGGCAGCAATCTGAAGATCTGCCCCATTGTGGCCAAGCCGCGCTGAAAGCTGTCCCCAAATCCGCGCATCATCTGCCCCAAAAGAAAGGAGCCGATCCGCAAATAGAAGGGTCGTGCGGTCTATCCAGTATCGGAGATCCTCAGCAAAGCTGGGATTGCGACTTTCTTGTTGAGAGATCCCACGCTCGATTTCCCCGATGGTAATCACGCTCAGAAACAGCTGGTCCCCAGGCTTGCTACGCAACCATTTTGCAACCTGCGGTGCCCGTTCGGGCCGGCGAAGAGCTGAGAGCACATTTGTGTCGAGTACATACATTAGAAGTCGACGGGCCGGGGTTTAACTTGTGCGCGCTCGATATCCTCCGCAGGGAATGCGAGCAAATGGTCAACAAACGACCCCCTAGAACGTTGCGCGTCAGCGAGTAGAGATCGGTATTCTGAGGTTGATAGGACCACAACAGCAGATTTCCCGCGTCGCGTCACTTCCTGGGGGATGCCGGACAAAGCGGCATCGACGACTGTACTGAACTTGTTTTTGGCGTCCTGCAATGTCCACATGAGCTCGCTCCTAGCTATCTATCTGGCTAGATATAGGCGTGAGGTGAAGTCTTGTCAAATTTGCTCACTCCAATCTCACCCTGAGGTCTGCCAGGGCGTCGAGCTGCTCTCGGACATAGATTTCCAGCACTCTTTGAAGGATCGCAGTCTCGATCGTGACAGCCTCGCCGGATGCTTTCTCCATGTCTGCAGACAATTGTGCGGCCATCATGGCCGCCACGCGTGTGGGCCAGGTCACCCACACATCGCGTTCCTGGCGTATGAGGCGAAACACCAAGGTTTCAGCCCGTGCACGATCCACCAGCTCGCCCTTTTTCTTCTGGATCGATAGCTGGCGCTCTTGCGCTTGGTAGACGGTCAGTGCTGTGCGGGCTTTCAGATAAGAGGTGCTGTCTCCTGAACCTGAGATAGCAGGCCCGTCCCCCGCTGCGCCAAAGCCACCACGCGACCGCATCTGCTGATCGGGATCGGTTGTTGCGCCGCGTCGTGCATCAGACGCGGCCGCGTTGATGGAGCCGTCAGAATAAAGCACCAGACGCCCGTTCTTACGGGCCTTTTGTACGGCTCCACGGGAGATCCCAGCATACTCAGCATAGGCGCGTTCAGATAGTCCTTCCATGGCGTTTGTATTTTATTAACTTATTGTTAATAAACAGAATACATGTCTATTTGAGTTGATTATACTTTGGCGTCGAGCGATTCTCACATCACGCAAACAGCCTGATTGGAGATACGCCATGAGCAAACACCCCATCCTTCCCAGCCGCAACGAGGATTACGGCTTCTTCCGCGCCATGACTGTTTGCCCGCAGCGCGACCGCCGCAGCTCGGAGGTCTGGGCGCTCGCCTCGCGCCTGATCGCCGAGGCCGTACACGCCGACAGCGAGGACGAGATGATTGGCATCCGCGACTTTCTCGATAGCCGTATGGGTCGGCATTTCGCCGACGATGTGGTTGGCAACATGACGGGCTGTCGTATCGGGCTTGAGCCTGCCATCACCTCGGCAATCCGCCGCTGGCAGGGTTGGCGGATCAGCCGCCAGACCGAGCGCGAGGAGGGCATCCCAGCAGCGCTGCCATACCTGACCGGTTGGGTGCAGCACTTTACGGTTATGACCGCGATGGAAGAGGCTGGCTAACCCAAGATGAACACCCCTATTAGACGGAGCCTTTGATGCCCAAACTCTCTAATACCCAATCCCTCATTCTTAATCGCGCAGCCTGCCGCCCTGGGAATTTGGCCATGCCACTACCGAACGGGCTGGCTGGCGCGGCTGCCAAGATGACTGTGAGCAAGATGATCGAGCGCGGCTGGCTCGAAGAAGTCGACGCCAACCCGCGCCGCAATGAACCTCTCTGGCGAGAGACTGGCCATGGACATGGTACGACCTTGATTGCGACCGAGGCCGGGCTTGAGGCGATTGAGATAGAACCCATCGCAGCCAGCATGATCTCCAAGATCCGCAGGGCGGGAGAGGATGCGCGGACCAAGGCGAGGGGGGCTTCTGAAGTGGCAGCGCCACATCCGAAGCTGGCCTCTATCCGTCAAGGCACCAAGCAAGCCTTAGTGATCGAGATGCTCCAGCGCCCTGACGGCGCCTCCCTCTCAGAAATCGTGGAGGCCACGTCTTGGCAGTCCCATACAGCGAGGGGTGCAATCTCCGGGGGGCTTAAGAAGAAACTCGGGTTGCTTATCACCTCGCAGCAGCAAGAGGGTCGGGGCACCGTGTATAAATTGGATGTGGCATGATCTTTGCGATTTGCTCCTCAGCCAGAGTTTGACGATACGCTTGTATCAAGCCGCAAGCCGTTTTGATTTGAGGGATGCAAAGCTCTCCCCGCTTTCCGCCAAGGTGGCCTCTTCGCCGGTAAAGGCCTGCCATCGCTCGATAGCCACATCGACATAAACCGGGTTCAGCTCCACTCCATAACAAATACGCCCTGTGGTCTCCGCCGCGATGAGCGTTGTGCCAGATCCCATGAAGGGTTCATAGACCGTCTGGCCGGGGTTCGAGTTATTCAGGATCGGGCGGCGCATGCATTCGACCGGCTTTTGTGTGCCATGCACTGTCTCGGCATCTTGGTCTTTGTTCGCAATTTGCCAAAGCGTGGTTTGTTTGCGATCTCCCGCCCAGTGGCCCTTGCCCTTAGCGCGCACCGCATACCAGCAGGGTTCATGCTGCCAGTGATAATCGCCGCGGCTCAGGACCAGCCTGTCCTTGGCCCAGATGATTTGGGAGCGGATGGCAAAGCCTGCGCCAACGAGGCTGTCGGCAACCGTCGCGGCATGGAGGGCTCCGTGCCAGATATAGGCCACATCGCCGGGAAACAGGGACCAGGCCTCGCGCCAATCGGCGCGGTCGTCGTTCAACACCTTGCCGGTACGTTTGGTCTTCGCTGCACCTGCTTGGTTGCGCCAAGAGGGATCATATTCAACGCCGTAGGGCGGATCCGTGACCATCAAGAGCGGCTTTACAGTGTCCAAGAGACGTCCAACGACATCGGCGCTGGTGCTATCGCCGCAGATCAGCCGGTGGGGGCCAAGCTGCCAGAGATCACCCGTTTCCGACACAGGCGTGAGAGGCGCTTCTGGTACATCATCCTCGCCGTCGACAGCGCCATCGTCGCTTAAACTGTCCGGGTCCTGCAGCAGGGCATCCAGATCTTCATCCGAGAAGCCCAGCAGATCGAGATCGAAGTCTTCGGCCAGGAGTCCCGCGATCTCATCGCGTAAGACAGCCTCGTCCCAGTCCCCAAGCTCGGTCAGCTTGTTGTCGGCGATGCGGTAGGCGCGCCGCTCCGCTTCATCGAGATGACCAAGTCGGATAACAGGAGCTTCCGTCAGGCCCAGCGCGCCCGCGGCCAGCACGCGCCCATGCCCTGCAATCAACTCGCCGTCGTCTGCCACCAGGCAGGGGACGGTCCACCCGAACTTTGCCATGCTGGCTGCAATCTTTGCGACTTGTGCCTCGCCATGGATCTTAGCGTTCTTGGCATAAGGGCGTAGCTGTTCGATCGGCCAGAGCTCAATCTGGCGCGGTGCAAAGACAAGGTCCATGGGGCGGAAAGCTCATTGGGTGTAGGCGAGGCATGCAGAAGCCAGTCCCAAAGTCTTGGGAGCCTCAGTCATCGCGATGTCGGGAAAAACAAAAGCGCCCGCGAGAGTTATTCTCCGGGCGCAAATCTTCGATAATCAAGGGGTACGTCAAGGGGGCTAGAATTGTCAAATGGAAATTACGCGCATCCAGATTGACGAATCTGACTCAAATGTTCACTTTATGTTCTTGACCTCGACAAGGCTTCCATAGACCATGCAAAAACCCCACGATGATCCCCCTCTCTGCTTTCTGCCTGTGTTTAGCAGTCAGGTGCCGGCGGGATTCCCGAGCCCGGCGGAGGATCATGTGGAGGGTAAGCTAGACCTCAATCAGCATTTGATCCGCAGGCCGGCTGCAACCTTCTTCGTGCGTGCAAGCGGTGAATCCATGCGCGATGCAGGCATCTTTGATGGCGATCTTCTGGTTATAGACCGCTCGCTGACGCCGCAGGTGGGGGATGTCGTCATTGCGGTGGTGCAAGGGGATTTGACGGTTAAGCGTTTGGCCCGTGCGCGAGGTAATACCTGGCGCCTTGCTGCGGCCAATGCCGCATTCCCTGACATTCCCGTTGATGAAGAGGGCTGCGAGATTTGGGGTGTGGTGACGAACAGCATTCGGCGCCATTGCCAGCGGTGATACCATGCCGACCTTTGGCCTGGTGGATTGCAACAACTTCTATGCGTCCTGTGAGCGGGTGTTCCAACCAGAGCTGGCGCAGCGTCCCTTGGTCGTGCTGTCAAACAATGATGGCTGTGTGATTGCACGCTCCCAGGAGGCAAAGGCGGTTGGCATTCCGATGGGGGCGCCGCTCTTCAAGATCAGGGGGATCGTCAAAGACCACGGTGTTGTCGTGCGCTCCTCGAACTATGCGCTCTATGGCGACCTCTCCGAGCGGGTAATGAGCATGCTGGCCGAGGAAGCGCCGCGCGTGGAAATCTACAGCATCGATGAATGCTTTCTGGATCTGCACCGGCTGGCGGTGCCCGACCTAGCGACTTGGTGTGCCGACCTGCGGCGCAAAGTGAGGCTCTGGACGGGGATTCCGGTTTCCATTGGAATCGGGCCGACCAAGACGCTGGCGAAGCTTGCCAACAAGCTGGCCAAATCCTCGCCACGCGCAGGCGGGGTTCTAGATCTGGTGCATCATCCTGAGTGGATTGAGCCCGCCTTGCGCAAAACCGAAGTTGGCGATGTCTGGGGGATTGGGCGGCGATGGGCGGCTATGCTTGCCGAGCGGGGCATTGCGACAGCGTATGATTTGATCCAAGCACCAGACGGCTGGGTGCGCCAGCGCATGGGCGTAGTCGGGCTGCGCACCCTGCATGAATTGCGGGGGATTGCCTGCCATGATCTTGAGACCCAGCCCGCGCCGAAACAGACGACCTGTTGCTCGCGAAGTTTTGGCAAGGCTGTCGCCCAGCGCGAGGAGGTCCATTCTGCCGTGTTATCATTTGCCGAACGCGCGGCAGAAAAAGTCCGTGCTGCTGATCAGGTCGCAGGTGCGTTGCAGGTCTTTGTGTCGACAGACAGGTTTGATGCGAAGGCAGCACAGTACAGCTCAGCTGCTACTATCCGTTTTTTGGTGCCGACGTCTGATGCGCGAGATGTCTTACAAGCTGCCGGGCAGGCCTTTGGCAAAATTTGGAAGCCGGGTTTTGCCTATCGCAAGGCGGGGGTGCTTTTGCTCGACCTTTCAACCCCCGATGGATGGCGCGGAGATTTGTTCGATCGACGTCCGCAACTCAGGGATGGTTTGATGCAGGCCGTCGATGCCATCAACCAGCGCCATGGGCGTGGCGCGATCACATTCGGCCGCGCTCCGAAGTCGCGGGGCGCCCTCTGGGCGATGAAACAAGACCAGCTTTCACCGCGCTATACGACCCGCTGGTCTGATCTGCCGGTCGCACAGGCGAAAGATGCCGTAAAAGGCGCACTGGATTAGGTGGCTTCCGCACGCCTGGATTTTGGCAAGGTGGATTCTTGAGTGAAATAGTAAAATCCACCTGTGTTGGCTCTCAAATTATTGTAACGCACTGTAATCACGAAATTATTTTCAACATACCCGCCTGGGTGGCTTCCAAGTGGATTCCCCGGTGAAAATCCAAGTCGCTAGGAAACTTCCGAGCTGCGCCCCCCCGTATACGCAAAGGGCAAGGGAGGAACCGTGGGAGGGGGGTCAGGCCCCCTCGCCGTTAGCCTCGAGATGATAAGGTGCGATCAGCGAGGCAGCAGGAATTTTCCAGCTGGTGTTGATCTTTTGGATCATTCGCAAGGTCAGCGGACGCTTGCGGTTGATAATCTCGGAGGCGCGCGGCTTGCCGCCAACAAGCTCTGCCAAATCGCTCTGCTTCTTCTTTTTGATGTCCATGAAGACTTTGAGCGTCTCGATCGGATCGAGCGCTTCGATGGGGTATTCACGGTTCTCATAGGCTTCGATGAGATCGGTCAGGATGTCGAAGCGATCGGCTTCTTCCGTTCCAGGCACCGGCGGTGTATCGAAATATTGCTCGATTTCCGCAAGCGCCCAATCCAGATCTTCATCGGTTCGAATGGCGCGGAGTTCCATTTGTTTCTTCCTGATTTACTTAGACTTTGGTTACGTCAATCTTGTCATATTCTGCGTGGGTCCCCACGAACTTGATCATCACACGGTAATACGGACCGTACACAACCCGGGCGACCAGACGAAACTTGTTGCCGCCAATGTCGAACACGATTCGGCTGTCACCGACGAAGTCTACCGATGCGCCGAACAAGTCCTTCACGTCCTGCGGGCGCTCCCACTGTGCCCGCTCGACCTCAGCGTACCAGAACTGCAGCGGGGCTTTAGCCGCCGCATGTTTGGCCCAGTACTCAACAAGGGTTCGTCTCGACAGTATCCGCATTTGACCTCAATGTGTTCCCCCATCGGGAACCCACCTCAATGTGTTACCAAAATGGGAACTTGTCAAGTATCATGTGCCAGCTCTTATGCCGGAGCCGCACCCTCGGTATTTTATGCGTCATCAAACTGCTCGCTCACCTCACGACGGGGAGATCCGAGATGCGCGTCGTGTAGCGAGGACTTCGGTGGTTTGCGCGCAGCTGCCACGTGCGCGCCGTGCCTTCACTAGCGAGCACCATCGTCTTTTTGCCAAAGCGGGCGTTCACGGCATCCAGCGCAGCCATAAGCGTGGGCGACTTTCGCGGCTCATCAAAGAGGGTTCTCGGCTGATCGTCCTGAGGCAGCAATTCATCCAACATGACCCCTGCTTTGGTAAAGGCGTAGTTTTGCGTGCAGTTTTTGGGCCAAGCCGCGATGGCACATTGTTTGGCTGCTGCAACCAGCTCAAAGTGTCAACGGCGGAGTAAAATTCGGCCATTGTGGCGGAGCAAAAGTCGGCCAGTTTGGGGCGAGCGCCTTGGAGCGTGCGGCCCTCATATAGCAAGCCCGGTCCAAGGCGCATTGGCCGTCAGGCC